TGAAAAAGTAGCTTTTTTTCTGTCCCCACTGGTCTTTCTGCTATCTACAGGCTCCAGTCTGCTGCCATTAGCTGTGTCTTCGCATAATCCGGTGCAACACGAAGTACTTCTTTGATCAGTCTCCATATAAAGTAAAATGGAACAAGTGCGACGAATGCACTGATTGCCGCAAGTATCCACGAAGCAACTGCCAGATACTTGTAGTTTCCGGCAAACTCAAACAGCCGTTGAATGGATGACGGTTTTTTCTCTGTTTTTTCCGCCATAGAACTTCACTCCTTTATCTCATTTCATCATAGTTATAACGTAATATAACTGCTGTTACGTTCAGTAAGTCAGAAGTATCTTTTGTGAGTTTTATCTAACCACAGGTAAAAATAATTGACTGCCAGTTACCTGTGCCTTCTATCACCATTTTTCAGCAGATGCACAGTAACACTATAGCAGTCTGTTTATTTTCTTTTTTAAGACCAATGATACACCTATGATTCACATCCTTCTTTGTATATAATGTCCCATCCGGCGCTGTGATATTTTTCCAGCATGACCACATATTCTTCAGCCTCTTCTTTGGACATATCGTGCCTTACCACTTCGAAAAAGCTTTCAAATAATGCCTTATTCATAATGTGCATGAAGTTTTTCGTAACCGGCTTTCCTCCTTTAAAATGAAGTCCGGTCGCTTCCATGAACTTATATGTATATTCTGTCTCGATATCCACCAGATGTTCTACAAAGTTCTGGAACTTCGTCCCATAGGAACCATTTACCAGAAGTTTGAACTCTTCGAAATGCTCATACATATATTCCACAAACATCTCCATACCCTGCTGTGCGAAATCATCTAACTGTTCTGCCGGCTTATCCGGGCCTGGCGCATGGAATCTCTCCTGCACACTTACAAACTTCTCTGTAAATTCTCTCGCTACCGGTTCTACGATAGCGGGAAATAAATCCTGTCTATTGATATATTTTCTCGATTTTCCATCACCGTTTTCTTCTTTCCGAATATACTATAAACCATAGAATATATTTCACCGGGAGGATCTTATGAAAAAGCGTATCACTGCACTTCTTTTACTCCTTACACTATCTGTCACTTCACTTTTTGCATGTACATCTGCTGACAAATCGGAATCCGCATCAGACAAAACAGCAAAAACTTCAAAATCCACAAGTACTAAAAAACAGGAACTGACTCCTGTTACATTAAATGAAGTAGCACACTCCATCTTCTATGCTCCGATGTATGTGGCAATCGAAAAGGGATATTTTGCCAACGAAGGAATCGACCTTTCTCTCGTGACTGGTTTTGGAGTTAGCTAGTTAGTACAAAACAATTTTTGACCATCCTACATACGTCTTTCCGGAAGATCTTATTTTTAAATTCCCACTGCCCTGTAGTCCAAGAGTCTTCCATCTTTATACGCTTCATATCTTACTACATAATGCGTATTTGCGTCTGGTGTGAAGCTTGCCCACTGGCCGTCATACTGTGCGAACCACTGTTTTGTTTTTGTGTTGTAGAGTTTCATTTTAATTTTTGTATCCGGATTATTCGATGTACAGCCGATCAGGATTTCTTTTCCTCTCCATCCTGCATATGTTCCGGTAATAACCGTTCCTGTACCGGCATCTGTTCCGATCGTCTTGGTATCTACTAGCTTGCTGTTAAGGTCGTAGAGCTGACACTGTACCAGATACTGTGCCTTGTCGATCGCAAGTGTGATCCAGTTGGATGCTGTCCATTCTACCAATGTGCTCCATTCCTGTTTCTGCAGGTCATATAAGAGCCACTTAAAACGACCTTCTTTGGTTGGAAGTGAAAAGTTGAATCCGATGTCCAGTGTCTCTTTGTTTTTCCGAAATACAGGCTCTCCGAGACCGTATTTCGGTTCATTTTCTAATGTAGGTGGTGCAGCCGGTGTTAATGTCGGTGTAGATGCAACCGAGCTGTTCAGGATGCCTTCCACGATAGCCTTACAGATCGCATTAACTCCGACCTTATTGTACAAATTTGCGTCATCCTTGTCATCCACAAATCCCACTTCGATCAACATTGCCGGGGAATGCGTGTGTTTCAGGACATATAAGCCGGTGCTTGTTTTCACACCTCTGTTGGTGAATCCCAGTGCTGCCAGCTTGGCGCATACTCTTCCAGCTGCAGCATAAGCCTTAGAGTTGGTGTTGTAGACAAATACTTCCACACCTTTTGTCTTTCCGTCTCCTGGATCTACTTTCGCTGCATTCTGATGGATTGAGATGTCTAAGTCTGCAGTGTGGGCGTTGCACTTGGCAACAATATTGGCGAGATTTGCTCCTACTGTCTTTCCGGTGTCGTCCGTGCAATTATAGGCTGTGTGTCCGGATGCCTGCAGTAATGTGATCACACCGGCTGTGATCTTTCTGTCTTCTGTTACTTCATCCAGATAATGACTTGCTCCCGCTACGATTCTGTTATGTCCGCCATGTACGTTATATACTCCCATGATTACGCCTCCTGTTCTACTAATGTTTTCGCTGCTTCGATTTCTTCCGGTGTTGGCTCAATACCTTCATCGTATTCATAACCTTCATTCTGATTCCTTGTTACTTCCATGTTTTTGTTGTCTTCCATAATGCTCTCCTTTCTGTGCGACGTCGCACGCAATATATAATATGTTAGAGGACGATTATTCGCCCTCTGAATCCTTATTGCCAATCTGTTCTTCTACCTGTGATCGGATGTGCTTGACCAATGGTTGCAAGAATGCCGGAATCTTTACGCCCATGTCCTGAATGTTTTCCAGAATTGAAATAATCTCATTGCAGATCAGCCACATTGCTACCACACATGCCACTAAGAATGCCACCGGAGATTTCCACCCAATTGTTGTAGATGCATACAGTAACATTTCGTCTATGATCGCTCCAACAACTACCAACAACCACATGGATACTTTCTTGAAGATTCCACGGATACTCTTATAAGAATTAATATCTTCTGCTCTGTACTTGCTGGCCATAAGCCCGGTCATGTAGTCGATCAGATTACATGCCACCAGCAAGATCACCGGCACTGCCAGAACACCCAGGAGTGCCGATAAAAAGGCGAATACCGCCGTAAAAATTGCTTTGATATAATTTGCCTGTTCCATTTTCATGTACCTCACTTCTTTCTTAATTTTGAATTTTGCGCATAAAAATAAGACCCGTTAAGGTCCTGCTCTGATTTCTTTCAGTTTCACTATCTCACTGTCTCACTTTCGATAATGCCGGTAGAACATAATCTGAATGTCCTGCGATTATAAGAGTTTTTGCGTCGGTTGGTACTTTTACCCTTTCTTCTACCACAGAGTCCCCGCCTTCGGCTGTAGTTTTTGTCGCCCATTTTGCAGATACACACTCTCCACTCTCATCAAGGAATGAATAAATTCCGTATCCATTATAGCTCCAGCCAGTAATCAGCACTTCCGAACAGTCCGTAACATTTACAGGCTCGCACGCTCTAAACTTCGTATTCGTACTGGTCAGTGCCAGCAATTTTCCTTTATAGGAACTTGAGGTTTCTTTTCCAATTGAATAGCTTGATTTAAGAGTAAGTTCTACCGTTTCTATTTTTTCTCCGGTATTAGAGGAAAACTGATCAGTATATACTTTTCCGGTAGAGTCAATAATAAAATAGTGCTTTCCAGTGTTCAAATCATCTTTTTTGTAATATCCGATATCAACGACATTTCCTGTCTTTTCTATCATTTCGTTCACATCAACGATCGGAACACTTTTCCCTTTAATGTAATTAACAAGTTCTTTAAGCTCTGTAGCATTAAAAGTACTTGTCCAACAATGTGTCATGAAAATTAACCATCCTCCAGATGTTAGCAATTTATCCACGTACGCTTTTGCGTCTGCAAGAGAAAAACTTCCGTCTGTCGGGAACAATCCGACACGGCGCATATAATAAGTTTCATGAGGAATAACATTGATACCTTTATCAACCAAAAATCCCATATCAAAATACTTTTTGACTATAGACATATTGTCCACTGAATATTTTCCTTGAGTATAAGCATAGGAATTAACATCTGTTATTCCCCATTCTCTGTATTTTTCTACGCATTTTTTTAAATTTTCTTCTAATTGGTCTTTCGATAAAGTGTCCATGTTAGTTTCTGCCCATGTGTGACATGATATGGTTACGCCGTAATTATACATTTCTAATAATTGTTCCTGTGTCATGTACAAATCCGCACCTATTTTCCCAGGAGGACAAGCTAACGTATATGGAATATCCAACTCTTTGATCAATGGGAATAACGTAGCATACGCTGCTGATCGGCAATCGTCATCGATGAAACTTACTGCAGCTGCAATTTCTTCTTTTCCACCATCAGTAATTCTTGTGATCCTTTTCGCAGATGATTCTTGTATAGCTGGTTCTGTTATGCTATCCAATCTGGTTAAGATCTGTTCGATGATATCCGGATTTCGTTCCATCACCTCGTCTGTAGCTTCCAGACCTTCCAGTACGGTACCTTCTGCAAGGGTCGTGTTCCATTCTGTGGTCGCCCCATTTTTGGCGCACACAATGAACTTAACCTGCCCTTTGTACGCAACTACATCAGGACCGATCAGCCACGAAAACGTAATATAGTCACCATCGGTCTTAACATCCTCTACCAGATAAGGATACTTCTGACCGTTGGCATTCTGGTAATTGATGTACAGGTGCATAGTAGACAGATCTATGTTATCTCCTACGATTTTCGGACATCGGAAATGTTTTCTTTCAGTGTTTCCATCATTCGCCACACCGAAGATCCGCTCTGACTCCGGCACTGTGATTATCCTGCTCTCTGGATTGATCTGGAATACGGCATTCACCGGATCGACAGCAGATGCCTCTAATGCTTCTTCTAATGTCATGACTGCTTCACCTCCACCTCGTTCGTTGTAATCCTGTATCCATTTCTTTCTCCGATCAAATATACTTTCCAACATTTGTATCCCGTAATTTCGTCCGGCACGGCACATCTGCCGTTCACGATCGGTGCAGGATATTTTTTGTCATATCGGACAAAGACAGCTACTTTCCGGCAGCCGTCCCATTCTCCATCAAAATTATACGCTGTCTGCAGATATCCTTTTGTTCCGGCCACAATACCGGAGAAATCTCCGTCTTTACTTAATTTCTGACCAGCTACTTTAAACTGTAATGTCCTCATTTTTTTACTCCTCTTTATGAATATGTGCAGATCTTCACCCAGCTACCATAACTTGTTCCATTGCGGTATATGGATGCGTAGATTCCACTGTTTCCGATAGCAATCCTAAAACTCATCTGATCGTTGTACTTGAATACCAGGATATATCCGCCTGTACATGGTTGATTTGTGGCATTATACCATTTGTATATTCCGGATTCTCCTGTCTGTGTAAGACAATCCTGCACTACTTTGGCATTGCTGGTCAGCAGCTCGATCAGGTTTGCTGTGTTGCCGATCTTCTCCTTCAGCAGCTCTGCAAGATTAAGTGTCGTTGATAATAACTTCGTCACTTCCGTCACATTAATACCATCAAAATGCAACTCAAATACTGGACAGTCATCCACCAGATCTCCATTCTGCAGATTACCAATCGTATATGCTGGAGCTACTGGGTTAGATGCTGCTGGCGTTCCCATAATCACGATCCATTCATTACTCTCAATATTGGTTTCTGCATTTCTTTTGTACCTGTTAACCACCAGATCAATACGTTTCATACCACGGCTTCCATTGGTAAATTCTACCTCATCATAAGTTCCAATCTTTACACTTGATACGTTTCCGTGGTGGCTCATCATTCCGCTGCGAATCTTTAAGATATTGTTCGAAGCAAGTTCCGGCTCTAAATTTTCCCCGGAAGTAATAATGTAGCTTTCCTGACCAATCATGCCTTCCAAGATCTGGCGAAACTGTTGGCTCGTAACATGTGGCTTATCGCCCATCCCACTAACTATTTCCATTATCATTTTCTCCTTCCAATTCATATTCTTTTGACATCACTCCTGCTGTTATGCTGCAGGTAATGTTCTCAACCGGCTTAGCTCCATACATACCGGTTAAATAATCACGACCACCGACTATATCACCGATACCTACATCGATGCCAAGCTTCTCCACATCCATGCCGAATTTTTTCTTACTCATCAGCTCTGTTAATTTGTCGATCGCCTGATCATCCAATTGCTCTGTCTCAGTTGATGTATTTTCATACACTTGAATTATCTCATCAAGTCCTGTGTAATACTGGGTCTTCTTAATTGAACCATCCGGCCAGACATACAGATGAAATACATTTCTGTCCTGAAGCTCCCCTTTTCCAGTTACGATTAGATGATTCACGCCGTCCCGGATATCTTCCATTGTATAGTTAAGTCCACAATCCTTGGACAACTCAATCTGATCAGAATAATCTACGATTGGAACTGCTCTGATCAGAATATATCCAGGAATCCCTTGTTCTCTCTTATGCCTAATATCCAATCGGTGCCCGACAGATTTAAGCATCTTTGTGACACCTTCCAATAGTGAACAATATCGATCGAACTTGTAATTGCTTACAGAGATTCCAGTATTCGCACTGGATACCACATACAGTCCACCAAATTCAGGCTCTATAAGTGTCTTAAGCACTGTATTAAGTTCCCCCGACACAATCTTGTAATTGCTCCCTGACGGCGGTTCAATGACTTTGCGCGCTAATCGTCCGCGCCATGTATAGCCTTTCAGTTCTACATAATCCAGTGTGGTACTGGTGAGAATTTCGCCGATAATTCCACCAAATTCAGTATCTGGAATATATACCAGATTCCCGTAAGTCATATTTTCCGACCAATAACACCGGGCAATTTTTACGGAGAATTTCATCTCTCCATTTACATCAAAAGTACAATTTGCATCCCGCAATGGATTACTTCCAATCTCTCGCTGCTTTGTTGCAAGAATTACCATGCTGCCTCCTTCCGCTTCAGGAACACATACAGATCTATCCCGAAGTCTCCGCTCCAGTTCACAGTTATCAATCCTGCCGGCATTTTTTCAAAAACAGAATAATCATATCCCCGGGCGTCAAACAGATTTGCTGTCGTACCATTGGACAGATACTTTGTAATAGTCTGCTCCAATGTATTAAGTATCAAATATTCATTGCTTTCCAGTGTTGTAAGGACTTCATAGGGATATCCGTTAATCAACACTTTGGGATTCACGCATGGACCATATATTATCATCTCGAAATCGGATGGAATGATATGATCAACTTCAAACGTACTGGATCCACGTTTTTCATTCGCAAAACCGAACGAAAAATTAAAT